GACGTGAACAGTTAAAGGCAGACACCGAACGATTGAGAAACAAACGCGATGCTGATGCGGCCGCACGATTGGCGGCAACTGGCGGCCTTTCAACGGCAGAGCGGATTAACATCACAGTCAATGGCGCAATCGACGCCGAAGGCACTGCTCGCACAATCGTGAACGTGCTCAATGATTCATTCTTTCGTGGCACTGGCGGAGCCGGCGCACTCCAGGCAATCTAATGACTCAATGGGCTCCAGTCTGGCGCGTCAAAATTGATGGCACTGACATCACCGATTCGGTTCTTGCCAATCTCAGCATTACATCAGGGCGCACGAATATCTACACACAGGCTCAAGCCGGCTATTGCTCAATCACTCTCATCATCTTTAATCAAGCTGCATTACCTTACGAAATCAACGACACAATATCAATCGAAGTGCAGGACACATCGGCCGTCTATGTGCCAATCTTTGGCGGATCAGTAGTAGATATCGCCGTAAGCGTCTCTCAGGTCGGCTCTAGCGCATATACTCAAGAAGTCACTATCACGGCTCTAGGAGCCCTTGCAAGGCTCCAGAAGGCTCTCACAAATGGAGTCTTAACTCAGGATTTTGATGGCAATCAAATCGAGACAATTCTGCGCCAGGTTCTCTTTGCTCAATGGCAACAAGTTCCAGCCGCGCTTCAGTGGAATACCTATAATCCGACGACAACTTGGGCAAATGCGGAAAATACAGGACTTGGAGAGATTGACACTCCAGGCAATTATGAGCTGGCACAACGCTCTTCAAATCGCACCGTCGTCTATGACTTAGTCTCAGCTCTTGCCACTTCAGGACTTGGTTATCTGTACGAGGACGCCAGTGGCCTAATATCCTATGGCGATAGTACGCATCGGACGAATTACCTTGCTGCTAATGGATACACAGATCTAACTGCCAATCAAGCTCTAGGCCGAGGTATAACCATTAAAACAAGGGCTGGAGATGTGCGTAATGATATTACTATCAACTACGACACAAACTCATCAAGTCAGGTAAGCGATACCGATGAGCCGTCAATCGGACTTTATGGTGATCTTGCTCAAATCATTACAACAACCATCAAACATCAAGCCGATGCCGAAGATCAAGCTGCATTCTATCTAGCCCTTAGAGCCTATCCGCAGCCAATTTTTGATTCTATTACCTACGCCTTGACCAATCCAGAGCTGGACAATGCAGATCGTGATGCTCTCATAAACGTTTTTATGGGTCAGCCAATAGCACTCAATAACCTTCCGCCCAATATGTCTTCTGGCGTCTTTCAAGGATTTGTTGAGGGCTGGACTTTTCGAGCTTCTTATAATGAACTTGATATCACCTTGCTTATGTCGCCTTTGGCCTATTCGCTGCAAGCCATGCGTTGGAACGACGTGCCAATAAATGAAGCTTGGAACACCGTGTCGCCGACTTTACAGTGGCAATATGCCACAATAGTCTCATAACGAAAGGAAATACTTATGGCAAATCCAACGACAAATTATGGCTTCGTCCTTCCCACGGCGACAGATTTAGTCACCGATCTTCCGGCCGATTTTGATGTTGCACTTCAGGGCGTTGATACACGACTAAAAGCCTTACAACCTGGTACAACACTTGGAGATCTTGCTTATTCATCGGCAACCGCCAACACCAACACGCGTCTAGCCATTGGAAGTACCGGCAACGTTTTAACAGTCGCAGGTGGTGTTCCAACTTGGGCTGCACCAGCAGGTGGTGGCAAAGTCTTGCAAGTGGTTATGGGCTCAACAAGCACAACAATGACAACATCATCAAGCACTTTTGCAGATACAAATCTAACTGGCACAATCACTCCAAGTTCTGCAACAAGCAAGGTCTTGGTATTGGTGTCACAAAATGGTTGCTTAAAGTTTGGCGGTACTGCCGCAAATGGTATGGGCTTAAAGCTATTGCGCGGATCAACAGACATTGCCAAAATGGCTGATGCGGGCATGATTTTGGCAGGCAGTACAGCAAACAATGGTGACTATGCATTTTCCACAGCGTATCTAGATTCACCAGCAACAACATCGGCCACTACTTACAAGACACAAGCCAATGCTTCAGGTAATGCGGTTCAGATGATTTTACAAAATGGCGGTTGCTTATCAACAATCATTCTCTTGGAAATAGGTGCGTAATGGCAAAAGCAAATGAAGTCTTATCAATGTTAATTCCTAATGGCGGTTATGTTGCTTATGGTGAGGATTATGATGGCATTCAATTTCTAGAATGTGAGCCCATTACAAAAGCACAATTCACCGCAGGATTTGCAAAATTTGATGCTTGGAAAGCTGAACAAGATGCAAAAGCCGATGCAGACAAAGCATCAGCTCAAGCGAAATTAGCTGCTCTTGGTTTAACTTCTAACGACTTGAAGGCTCTTGGGCTTTAATGTATCCAGACGGCACTGCTGCACGGATTATCGAAGTCGCACTAGCTGAAGTAGGCACGATTGAGACTGGCGAGAATCTGACAAAGTACGGCAAGTTTACAAAAGCCGATGGATTGCCCTGGTGCGGATCTTTCTGCAACTGGGTCTTTCACACTGCCGGCGTCAAGATTCCATCAATGGTTTCAACGGCCGCTGGAGCTCATAAGATGAAAGAGCTTGGCCGATGGATTGAGGATAAGCCGCAGCTTGGAGATTTATGCTTCATGGATTTTCCACACGATGGCATTGATCGCATTAGCCACATTGGAATTGTGGTCAAGGTAGGCAAGACCAGCGTGCTTTGCATCGAAGGCAATACGTCCGGCACTGGAGATCAACGCAACGGCGGAATGGTGATGGTTAAGCAACGCTACATCGGCAAGGAAATTGTTGGTTTCGCTAGGCCAAAGCTTGTTGCTTATGCTGGAGAATATCCAGTGGTCGAGCCACTTCCACAGGCAAAGCCGAAAAAGGAGAAAAAGAAATGACACAATTTAAGGCACTCGCGGCATCATGGGCTAGATCATCAGTGGCCGGAATGTTAGCCGTCTATATGACAGGCAATACAAATCCAAAAGATTTAGCAATGGGGCTTGTTGCGGGGCTAATTCCCGTACTTGCAAGATGGGCTAATCCGAACGACATTTCTTTCGGTCGCCAGAAGTGAGCGTGGGCGAATGGACGGCGGTCGGTGGGCTTGTTCTTGCGGTGCTGACTGCCATCTATTCGTCAATGAGATTCATGGTGAAGTCGATCATGCGAGAGCTTTCACCGAATGGTGGAAACAGTCTGAAGGATCAAGTCTCTCGAATTGAGGCACGTTTAGATCAACTGATGCTGGAGATTGCTCTCAAGAAATAGACACGCCGACGTCAATCTTGAAATTGTCGGACATAGATGTCACTCTGTATCTGGGAGCATTCGACAAGGCTCCCACGGGAGCAAAAAATGACAACAAGTGAAATTGGACTATTCGTCCTCATGGCTATTGCCTGTATTCTTTGGGCGATTGTTAGCTATTCAGTAGGCTACAAAGAAGGCCACAGAGAAGGTTATCAACGCGGCAAAGCCGTTGGCCGTCACATCTCAGCTCAGGCAGTGCGCTAATGGGATTTTTGGACAACTACGAAGCTGCTCGCGCTCGCACTGATCGCTGGCTGGCAACATATCCAACTGGTCGCATTGAAACAGAAATCATGGAGTTCAGCGCTGAAAAGGGCTACGTTCTAGTCAAGGCAACTGGCTACCGAAATACCGATGATGTATATCCAGCCGGCGTTGATTTCGCTTATGGTTATCAGGGCGCTTATGTGCAAAATATGAAACGCTGGTTCGTTGAAGATACAGTCACCAGCGCAATTCTTAGAGTTATGCAGCTCATTATGGGCGGTGCAGAGCGAACAGTGCGCGAGACTATGGAGCAAATCGAGAAGCTACCAGCAAAGGTCGCTAATACTGAGTCGGACTATTGGAATACTAAATTTGGTGACGTGCCATCGTTTAAGACACGTGAAGAGGCAGAAGAGGCCGGCATTCCGACTCTTGGAGTAGCTATCGACACCATCAAAGAAACTCTGGGAGGTGTGCAAATAGCTGCTGCTCCTCTGTGTTCTCATGGTCACATGATTTGGCGAGAAGGTACATCAGCTAAGACTAATAAAGGCTGGGGCGGATATATGTGTTCCGAGAAGGTTAAAGCGAAGCAGTGTGCTCCAGCCTGGTACATGCTCGGATCTGATGGACAGTGGAGGCCACAGGTATGACAAAAAAACGCCTTATTCAGATTCTTGTCATTATCGAATGCCTGTTGGTTGTGGCTCTTATTGTGGTGGCAACACGATGAGCCGCGTAACTGAAATGATTGATGTCGATTTGATGATTGGTCGAACTCTCATTGATGGGAAAATCGTTGCAGAATACAAAGTCGAAAACTGCGACAACTGCAAGCGCATCGAAATGCTAGATCGTGCCGGCTATCTCAAAGCCGTCGGAGGAGAGCCCGTGTTGTGGTTCTGTATTCAATGCAGAAAATGACGATAAGCGCGGCTGATGAATGGGCTATCCATAAGCGAGCAGTCGATGTGGTGTTCTCATACAGTGGCCAGCTTGGAACGACAATTCATTACAACTCCAAGCTAAACAATCACGAACAGGTAACGGAATACGCCGAAAGCCTGGGAGCTGAAATGATTGTGGCCAGATACTTCGGCCTTGACTATGACATCAACCTATCCAATGGCAAGCGAGGAGCTGACGTAGGTCAAGGGCTAGAAGTGCGCTGGACGTCTTATGTCGGCGGCAATCTGATTGTCTATCCAAACGATCGTGAGACTGACATCGCAGTGCTCGTAGTCGGCAAATCGCCGGTCTATCACATAGCCGGCTGGCTTCCAGTAGCCTTTGCTAGACGTAAGCGGTTTAAGAATCCGCGTCAGGATTCCTGGTGGGTCGATCAGGCCAATCTGAATCCGATTGAAACATTGGTCAGGAGCGAATATGCCACTGCTGCGATTTGATTGCTCAATATGTAAAAAGCTCTATGGTGACGGGCGTAAAGAGCACCTAATCACAAAAGGAGCCGAATTGACGATGCACGAATGGTTCGCTCAATGCTCAGGTTGCGGAGCATTCTCGGTCAAGCTAGTCGATGATTCGCTGGTGGCTGGCCTTGAGTAACGCGATTCCGGCTCTTTTCAATCTTGAGCAAAAGAACGAATCAACCAACGATCACTACACGCCTAAATGGATCTTTGATTTATTAGATGTGCAATTCGAGATTGATGTAGCTGCGCCACCTAACGGTGTTCCGTGGATACCGGCCAATCGATACTTTACGCAAGCCGATGATGGCTTATCTCAAGAATGGACTGGCCTAGTCTGGTGCAATCCTCCTTTCAGTGACATATTGCCGTGGATCAGAAGGCTCAATGAACATCGGAATGGCATAGCTTTACTTCCGCACACAAAAGGAGCGTGGAGGCGTGAAGTCTGGGCTAAAGCCGACGGCATAGTCGAATGGGAATCTCAAACAGAAATCAGATTCATTCATCAAGGCAAAGAAA